TTCGAAGGGCGACCAACTTCTTGATGATCTTGGGGTCAAACCCGTTACCCTTGGCCTCAAGGTAAACATCCTTGATGTCTTCGGCAAGGATTGCTCGCTCGTCTTCGAGCTTCTCAATCCTCTCTACAACTGACTGTAGCTGGTTATTCGTCATTACCTTCTCCCTTCTCTATCTCGCGAAGCGCGAGCTGTGCGTAGCCTTGGATGTCGATCCAGTGGTCCTTTTCGGTCGCCAAACCAGCTACAATTCGAGCCATTTTGTCACACTGAAGATCAAGCGACTGAGCCATTGGCGCACCCAAAAACGCCCAATTACTATGTGACCTAAGTGTGTTCTTCATTGTCTGAGACAGCCAAGCTACATCAGCATAGCTGCCGTGAGTTGCTTCACGCTGGTCCAGAATTTCGTTGATGTTCAAGATGCTTCTCCCACATTTGCAGACCATGAACGATTGTCGAATGGTCACGGTTAAATAGTTTGCCAATTCTAGGCGTTGACCATCCAGCATCCCGCAAAGCAGCAAAGCACTGACGGCGCGGGATGTGGTACTTCTTCTCCCTGCTCACTCCTCTCAACTCGTTGTAGTTCATCTTGTGTTCTAGCAAGATTGGGTAAAGAATTTCGCGAGCTTTCATTCCTTTCAGGTCTTTAAGATACGGATGATTCATCCGCCTCTCATCTTCCTTCAGCTCATTCAAAGCTTGTTGGAACGGACCAATCGGTATGACTTCTGCTGGCTGCTTTTTCTCTTCCTCTTTCTTGCGCTCAATATGCACTACTGGTTGCTTAGGCTTTCCATACAGGCGTTCTTTAACGCGAGCATAGTTCTCCATAAATTCTAGTGATACTGTTCCATCAGCCATGAGCGCGCTCCCTTTAACGACCCTGCATAATAGATGTTCCCATGCACAGACACAGCGCGAAAGCGCCTATCTGGTGCAGCGTAGCTTTTGATTTTGCTGATGTAGCCAACCACTTTATCGAAGTAGGTTAGCGTAAATGTACCATCATGGTGGTTTTCAAGATTGATAACCATCTGCTTCCCCATTTCGCGAATCACTCGCGTAGGTACAAAATAGCGCTTGTTTTTTTATACGCAATAGTTATTTTGATTGACGGGAGATATTTTTAAACGAGGTGGGATCATGGTTAAGGAAGACTTTGCAGCTTGGGTAGCAGAGCGTCATGCGCTTGGTATCATCAACGACAAGTCACTTGAAAACTACAATATGCTTGTTTCTCATTTTATGGGAAAGTTTGGATCTGTATGTACAATGTATATACAGCCCAAAGAAGTGACGCAGTTCTATATTGAGCGCCTAAAGACTGCTTCTCCCAACACCATCCGCATCAGTCATCAGATCCTAAAAGGTTTCTTTGCTGATATGCAGAAGGAAGGTAAAATAGCTGTTTCGCCTATGGCAGAGGTTAAGGTTCCAAAGGGCTCTAAGAAAGAGCGCAAGGCTTTGGATGACGCTCAGATCAAGGCGCTTCTAACTCACACAGCCGCTAATCAGTTCCTGCATCTTGTCGTGCATCTGGCTATCAGCACTGGCCTTCGCCGTGGTGAGATGGCTGCTTTGCGCTGGAGTGACGTTGATTTGAAAAACGGTCGGATAACCGTCAGCCGTTCACGCATTCGTGTCGGCAATACTGAAGTTGAGAAAGAGCCTAAGTCTGAGTCTGGCTTGCGCACAGTAGCTTTGCCAAAGACCTTGATTGATATGCTGCAAGACAGGGTGTCAAAACCTGACGCCTACGTCCTAACTACATCTCATGGGCAGCGCGTATCTCTTGGCTACCTCACGAACGCCATTAAAGAGGCTATGAAGGCCATTGGCTGCGATGATGGCTACTGCCTGCATTCAACACGCCACACCCACGCTACGCACCTTCTAAACGCTAAGATGCCCATCAAGGCAGTGTCGAAGCGGCTAGGCCACTCCGACATTTCAACTACCATGAGGATCTACGCCAAGGTGCTAGATCAGGATGACGCTGACTTAGCCAGCGCCATTGACAAGGTTATCGACCAAGGATGCCAAGGCCAGTCTGCGTAAGAGCAGACTGAGCTGCTGGGCTGACCCGTTCAATGGGTCGGCCCAACTGATTCGACAAGTAAGCGCGCATAAGAGGCGTGTTGTAGATTAGGTTAGCAGCGTATGGTGTGGCCAAAGCAGCAGCGGCTGAACCAGCAGCTGCCATTGGCCCACCAGCAACCAACCCACCAGCGCCTGCTCCACCAACAAGGCTGCTGAAGAAGTTACGTTGAGCCGTTCCTGAGCTTGGTGGCTCACGGAAGAATTGAGCGCCAATCTGAGCAAGTTGCTTAAACTCAGGCGTAGCAGACTCAATACCTTTTGCAGCGCTTCCAGCCTTTTGTTTTAGAAGATTGTTGAGCAGAACAAATGGGATGTTACCGCTTTCAGATTGCGCTCCAGCTCGGTTCATTACTTCATCAAGACGCCACAAGTTCTTCCACTCACCACGCGCTTCGCGCATGGCTTCACGTTCTGCGCCAACCAATGAGTTATCAATGGCGTCATCGACTGTGCGGCGAAGCTCTCCAAGAGCGCTTTTGAGCTGGCCTTGATCTCTATAATCGCGCTCAAGTTTAGCTAGATCGCTACGGATCTTGTTAGCACGAATACCGTCAATCACCTGACCTTCTCGCAAGAGATCACGAGCCTGATTGATGAAAACGCTCTTAACATTCGCATCAAGTCTGTTTGTATATTCGTTGACTGTATCAACGATACGTTGCCCATAGCTGGGGCCAAACTGTACCTGTTTGCCAGTTAGAATGTTATCAAAATTCTGGCTTGTACGATTGAAAGCATTTTCAATCGCAGCCGGAGTTGCGAAGTCTTCAAAAATTCCAGCCTGATTGAGGATCTGACGCTGCAACTGCTGTTGCTGCTCAATACGAGGTGACATTGCGCCCCCCGGCAAATCACGGAGCTGGCTTTCAAAGAAACCTGTAGCCCTGCTACCCGTTGCTTGAGCTGGCGTTAGTGTAATGCCACGATCTGCTGCTTCACGAGCAAGCTGCTGCTGGGGCGCAGTAAGCTGATTGGCAATGGGAGAGACAACGCGGCTGAGTCCAGCAGCAGCGATTGGTATAGCGCCACCAAGAGCGCCACCAGTGGCTGCACCTGTAGCTACAGACTGGTCACGACCAAGTGCTTCAAGCGCTCCCTGTGCAGCACCTTCAGCAATACCAGCTCCAACTCTGCCGCCAACAGTTACGGGCATTGCTGGAGCGCCAAGACCAACGGCACGAGTAGCGACACCGCCAAGACCACCAACTGCTGCAAGAGGCGCGCCAGCAAGCAAGCCGTAACCAATCTGCTCAGCAGTCCCAAGTCCAGCAGTTGATGCAGCAGTAGCAGCGCGCTCCTTAGCAAGCTGATCAGCATATTGCGTATTGCCACCGTATGCCTTTGCGGCAGCCTGAAGCTTGTCCCAAGCGCCAAAGCTTAGAACATCGTTCATATAACGCAGGCGATCATAGACTGCCTTGGTAGCAGCCTGCCCAGCGGTTAAAGGTTTCTCAGTAGGAGCTGATGAAATTTCAGCCCATAAAGCAGGTTCAGGAGCAAGGAAAGCATCAGCCGCTTGCGGCTGAGCTGTTGTTCCACCACCAAGGAAGTCTTCTGCACTTGCCATTATTGGAATCCAAATTGAGAGCGAAGGATTTGCAGACCTTGTTCGCGTGTAATCTTACCAGATTGCACAGCAGCTTTAACGTCGTTTGGATTACCAAATCCAGACTGAGGAGCAGTAGTGGCAGCAGGGGCTGCTTCTGCACCGCCGGGGAGAGGCTGGTAATCCTCTTTGTATGTAGCCTTATAACCCTGCTTCAAAGCTTGGTTATATTTGTTCATAGCATCCTTAATAATAGCAAGGCGCTTTTTAAGCTCTTCAGGGCCTTGTGCTTGATTAAGGCTACCAACTGCTGATTCAATTCGATCAAGTTCTCGAATAGCAAGTTGACCAAATCCAGTAGCGCCAGTCTGAGACTGTGCTTTCATTTCCTGAATTTTGCCCATGCCAATAGCAGCCTTAATTGTATCCAATTGGCCACTCAAATCAGTCGCTGGCTCATATACATTGACAAGTTTTGACCCAAGAGTACCAGCAACCATACGACCACCAGCATCAATGCTTTTAAGAGCATCATCAATGGTGTTCGTAACAAGTGCGTTTTGCTGCTCAGCAGATTGAATCTGAAGTCTAGCTTTAGGCTGAGCTTCAACTGTCGCTGCGCGGCTTTGAGCTGTTTTAATCGCTGCTTCTCGCACTCCCGGCAAAAGACGATCAAGGGCTTCTGTAATCTGCTTAATTGTTTCTGGGTTGCGAGCGATACGAGGATCATTCAGAGCAATCTTATATGCCTCAATAGTGGCTCTATCCTGCGGCGATGTGCCAGCAGGGATTGCAGCAGATGTGTAGATGCTAGCGCCTGCTGTAGGTTCAACTGTTGGCTGAGCAACGCCTTCTACTGCCGGAGTAGCAGTAGCGGGTACCGCAGGAGCAGGAGCGCCACCAGCAACACGAGCAAAAGCTTCAGTAATAGCTGCCTGACCCGGCTCAACAGTAGCGCGCTTAATCGTAATCTGCTTAGCCATATCAACAAGAGACTTGATTGACATTGCCTTAACAAGATTTACATCCATGCCGCCCATAGCTCTTGCCAAGCCTTCAGGGTCTTCAGCCCGTTTTTTGCGCATAACTTCAAGTTCATTAAGCTCTTCTTGAGCAGCACGACCTTGAGCAGTCATAAGGCGCGTCTGAGCAGCCTTATAAAGATCAGTTCCCATCCCACCCATAGCAGGACCAATCTGAGCCAACATCTGAGCGCGCTGAGCGCCTGTTAAAGGCTGACCAGCCGCCAGAAGGAGAGCTGACACATTAGCAAGCGTATTAATCCCGGCCTGACGAACATCAGATTCAGGAACGCCATACTGAGGATTGATAGCATTAGGATCGGCATACTTACCGCCACCGAGCAGGAAGTCGCCAAAACCACCAAGCAGGCCGTCAGCCATGTTCTTTCTCCTTACAGCAGGCCAATGCGCTGAGCAGCGGCAGCGGCTCTAAAATAGTCTGCTGCGTTTTCAGGGTCGCCCCAGTTTACAGTTTGTGGCAGCGGAGCGCCAGTCATGCCAGGACCTTGAGGAGCCATAACAACTGGCATTGAGTTAGACTGGTAATCTTCGCCACTGAAGATACGGTTAAAGATGCTAGGCGCAGAAGGCGCTGTTGTAGATGTTGCCGACTGAATAGGAGCAACAGGGGTTTGAGGAGCAACAGGAGGCGGAGTTAGGTTTCTAAACGCATTAGGTTGGAAACCCATTACGTTAGGATACGATGTTTGAGCAGGCGCAACAGGCGCTGTTGCGGGTGTGTCAAACATTTGAACGCCTTCAGCGGGGGCATTAAATGCTGTTGGAGACATTGCACCTAAACGGCCCTGAGCACGCATGGACTTGACCATATTGATTGGGTCCATGTTGCCAAAAGCATTATGAGAATAGCCAGTAGGCATCATGGCCCCACGACTACCCAATGTGTAGTCACGGCCACCTGATCCCATACGTTCTTGCATGAGCATATCCATCAACGTAGCCATTAGATCAGCCCTCTAAAGTAAGGAAGTTGTACGATACGGCGACGCTCTTCTTCAACAGGTAGGATTGGTACAGCTTGTTGAGTGGGAGCGCCAAGTAGACTTAAAGATCCAAACGCTCTTTGAGCTGTAGATGCAGCATCAAGAATACGCTTGTTTTCTAAGTTTTTTTGCCGTTGAGCGTCGGCCTCTGCACCCTCTAAAGGAGCTGGTGCTTCTGTGATCCCAAGCAAAGAACCAAGCCTTTGAGCAGCAGTTCCAAAATCAGTCGCATATACAGGTGGCTGCGTAGGAGTTGGCGCAGGCGCAGGAGCAGGAGTAGCTACTGGCGCTGGAAGCTGCACTTGTGGAGCAGCAACTTGCGCCTGCTGATTAGTTGGAAGGCCAAATAAGCCGCCTTCCTGAGTAGGCTGTGGCATTTGAGGCTGAGGAAGGCCAATAATGTTCTGGGCAATAGCAGACGAACCAAGACCAGTTTGAGCCAACAACTGACCTTGCTGATTATAGATCTGAGAGCCATTAGCAGTCGGTCTATATCCAAGCCCCATACCAATGCGGACAGCGTTGCTATCACCAATCGGAATAGCGCCGGGATACTGCTGCCCAAGCTGACGAGCAGACTCCATAGTCAGATGAAGTGGGTCTTTAGGATCATAAGTTCCAGCAGCAATCGTAACGCCAGCCTTTTCTGCTGCCTGACGTACAGCTTCGCTTACAGCCCTAAACCTGTCATTTTCAGCGTTAGGTGGAACAATAACAGGATTAAGCCCACGAGAACGTGCAGCCTCAATAGCGCGCTGAGTAGCTTCAGCGGCTACTTGCGGATTAGCGTAGTCGTTTGTTCCAAGCGCAATAAGCGCATTGCGGACTTGTGGCTGAGCCGCTTCTGGAGCTTGATTCAAAAGACCAGCAGTATTTGCGAAAGCTGCACCTTTGCGAGTGATAGCTTCAACGCCACCTTGATCACGCACAGCATACCAAGGGCCAACGCCACTATCCCTCATTGTCTCCAATGAGAAGTCAACTTGCTGTTGCCAATTCTCACGAGACGGAGCCTGACCATAACGGCGCACAAACTCATACGCCATACCACCGGGGGCAATCTTAGTTGGATCTGGCGATCCTGAGTAAAGCTGGAATGGGCCAAAGGAGTAGCCACGAGCATCACGATTGCCAAACGTAGAGCTTCCCAAAGTGTTTGGATTCAGCCCTTCATAGCGAGCAATGCCAACGGCAAGATTAGGATCAATGCCGTATTGAGGAGCACGCTGATAAATGTATCTGGCAATCGTGTTTACATCGGCCATCAACCAACTCCCATCTTGCTCAAGAAGCTGGAGTTAACGACCTTCTTACCAGCAACAGTTGTGACCTGATCAGGATACTTTTTCTCAACTTCCTTAGCCATAGGTCCAACCATTTTTGGATATGTCTTAGGATCACCCTTATAACGATAAGAGTAGATATTAAGACCAGTCTCTTTGTCAGTGCCAATTTTCTTAATATCTGTCTTAGCTGTTTCGTCAGACAATCCAGCAAGAGCAGCAATGCCAGAGAACAAACCACCAACGCCGCCCAAACCAGCCAAAAAAGAATTTCCTGTTGGCATACCACTAGTTGTCTGAGTTGTTTCTTTCCCATAAGGAAGAGCGCCAAGAGCAGCCAAACGAAGGTTAAGCGCCTGAACAGGATAGTTACGCTCTTCTTGGAAGCGAGCATAAGCCTCATCAAGCTGGCGCTGTGCCAAATCCTGACGAGCCTGACCAACAGCTCCCATAGTAGCAACATCAGTAAGTGCAGCTCTTTGAGCAAGTCCGCCAAGATTAGCCAATCCCTGACCACCTTGCAGACGAAGACCAGCAGCCTGAAGGCCAGCAGCTTGGTTAGCCAATGCAGCTTGTTGAGCGCGAGCCTGATCAGCAGCGATAGCCTGCTGTGCCTGACCATAACTCTGAGCCTGCAACTGTGCTGTGAGATCACCAATCCCACGCGCAGTTTCAGCAGCAGCAACGCCTTCCTGAATGCCCTGACGCGAGCCACCAAAAGCTCCAGCGCGGGCTGCCTGAGAAGCAATCTGATTCTGCTGCATCTGGAGCTGACGCATAGCAGCTTCTGAAGCTCGATTGATGACGTTCTCAGTATATGGATTCATATACTGAGACACATTTGCCTGAAGGAAAGAAGGCGCAGTTACATCAATAGGAGCATACTGAGATACGCCGCCAATAGCCTGACCAGCCATGCCGTAAAGCGGCGCAGTCATGCCAACTGAGCTTTGAGCCAAGTTAAAAGCTGCTTCCTGCTCTGGAGTAAATGTAGCAGTTAGATTGCCGGGATAATTAACATAAGGACGCGCAGCGATTTCATTCGCAATGCGTAGATTTTCTTGACCAGCAGCCTCAACCCACTCAGGGATCTTCTGCTGCTGGACAGTTGTTTGTGTTCCACCACCGCCCTTGCCCATTTTAATCCTCCAATGGCAGCGCCATAGACACTGACCTGTTGGTCCAACCATATTTAGGCAGAATTTTCTGCCAGCCCCAGCGTCCGTTCATGGTCATAAAGGAGCAACCGTTCTCCTTAGCAAAAGCGATAACTTGCGGATGCATACTCATCGCCTCATCCATGTCACCGAACACTAAAAAACAATTTAGCCACTTTTTCTGCGGACCCACCAATATCTCGGTAACAACGCCCGCATTCTCAGTGAACCACCCCTGATACTTACCTTCCTTCAATCCAAGATAAATGTCACCAACTGTATGCGTGCCGCCGCCCAGTCTAAGTGCCTTTTCCATCTTAGTAAGGAGGAGAGCCTTGTTGTCCAAGTGGAACCGCCGCTGCTGTTAGTGTACCAGTGTTGCTTACAGTTACCTTCCAAACTGATCCGTCAGGTGCCTGCAAGAGAATACCATCGACCGCTTCAAACCGTGTCACAGACCTATTAGCTGCCTGAGAGAAAGTTGCAAAAGCGCGGTTAAAGTATCCAGCATCATAAGTAGCAGGAACGGGCGGAAAGGTCACATTCATCGACCGCCTCCACCCATAAATTCTATGCGCATTTCCCCAATACTCCAAGGTGCGTCTTCTGTAGCCGCAATCTTCATACGGAAGTCACGCCCAGAAACGCGGATATCTGTATATCCGTTTGACCTTGGATTATAAGGCCCAGATGTCGTTTCTGTACCCTCTGGAGTAAAGGAGGAGAATACAGTGATAGCAGTGCTATCGTAACCATAGCCGCTATCGGTAATAGCCTGCCTAAGATGACTAATCAGGTTTCCGTTTTGGATGTTGAGAGATGTTGTCTCAACCCAACGATCACCAGCCAAAGAAGCGCCAGCCGCTGTCCAGCCATCCTCATGGAAGTACAGGTCATTGTTTTCATCAGCGGCCATCGGATACTTCAAAACACCAGCCCCAACCGCTGCTGTTCTGGTCATCTCTCCAATCGTCCACCAGTCTTCAGCATAGTTGTAAACTACATACTTATTTGGGACATCCGATCCTTCAGATGGATACCAGAACCATGCTTCTGGAAATGTGCCGTTTTCAGCACCATTGGTATAGAGAATGCCCGTGTCTGGATCGACGTTTTCAAAGACATAAGAGCCTACATCACAGCGCAATGGACGCACTGTGCCACCGTCATAAATCCAGAACGATTCCTTACTCATCCAGATGCAGCGTCCAGCAGTCGTAGCAAAAGCACGAGGAGCAATCAGTCCGCATCCATAACCAATGCGCGTGATGCTGTAGATATATGGCAGGCCAATGTACTGCATCAGCCATGCTTCGTCTTCCGTCCAGATCAAGGTTCCTTCACGGACAGCGGCGCACATCGTGATCTTGCTTGATGTATCAAGATCAAGATAGCCAGCAGTTGTGGTTACGTCTGTAAAGTCCCAATCCGCATAATCTTCACGAGATGACCATGCAACACGACGAGGATTGCCACCTGCGCCAATCAAGACTGCATGACGTTCTGGTGTAACAATTACACCGCGATTGTTCAAAGGGACGGCAGGCGTAATTGACGCAGTGCCGCCAGTTCCAGACGCATCTGTTCCAGAGTTTGCATAAGTGAATTGATTGCTTGCAGGAACACCCGTGATAGTAAATGTCCCGTTCATGGAACCAACACTTGTTCCAGCGATAACAATTTCATCACCGATAGTATATCCGTGATTGTAGTCTGTTGTGATAGTGATCACGTTGCTTGAACGCACTGCCGTATCAATCACATCATAACCAACAGCGTGAGCCTGATCCTCTCCATCTTGATAATGGAGAAGCCGACCATCGCTTGATGCAACGGCAAGAATATCACCACCCCAGTTGTCGATTGTCCAACTGAATGACGGTATGAATGAAGATGAGACAGGACGCCAATCAGCAGTTGGCAAAGATGCTATGCCGCCAGTTGAGGAAGCATCAGCCGCTGTCTGTGAATAGGTGAATGTAGTTGAGTTTGTAACAGTCACAGTAAATGTGCCGTTAAAGCTGCTATTAGCAACGCCAGCAATCATAACTGACATACCAGTTATGAATTTGTTGGCTGTTGCTGTCGTGATCGTCACAACATTGCTGGATCTGACGGCTGTTGAAATATCAACGCCAGCATAGTCCAACCCATAAAGCAGTTCACCGTAGTCACCAGCGCCATAGCCGCCAGTTTGACCCTGCTCTGCGGTGATAAAGTTATCAGGCGTGATGTCATCGTAGGTTGAACCGCGCAGAGCATACAACTTGTCATCACAGCCGACCGCCGTGACCAAAGCATCAAGTTGTGTGGTCCACGGGAAAAGGATGCGCGGTGTGCTTGCAAGAGGTGACGATGTGATGCGCTGCCAACCACCAACAGGTAGCAGCTTCCCGGCACGCCAACGGATCAGGTTGGCATCCCAATAACGACCTTTCACCTGC